GGCGGCGCGGTTGTGGGTGGCTCCGGGTCTGGCTCACCGGGGAGGTCAATAACCACACCCCGCCCATTGGTCAGGCTGGCGGACCCAGAATCCGGGAGGAGCGATTGGATGTTGAGGATCATAGGGTTGCTTGAAAATGCATTGCGTCACGGCCCCAGAAGGCTCCGGCGGATAACCAGCCTTCACGGGCAAATTCTTCCATTACTTCAAAAGGCATTGTGGCTTGAACCGGCCAGCTTGTGCGGTTGCCGTTATTTTTGTCGTCCCAATCGGTTGCTGCCGCACGGGCGTGAAGGCTTGGAGTGCTACCTCCGCGCATTGGACGATTGTTGTAGCAACCTCCAAAGCGTTGGAGAACCCAAGCGTGCGGACCTTTCGAGATTGCCACAAGCACACGTTTTAAACTGGCAGCTACTTTCTTGTGGCAGCGGATGGTTGTGACTCGTTTGCCTTCATAACGAATGTCAAGGTCACTAACATCAAGTGAGATGTGTTGAGATTCATCACCTGGCTTGCCGTAGAATTTAGTCAAACTTGCTTGGTCACTAGCTGGCCACGGGTTTGGCACTGGCATCAACTTGCGGAGATGCTTTTGGCAAGCTGTAATGCTTTTTGGTCCCCAAAAGCCATCAGCAACCGCGCCTATCCGGCGCTGGATTTCTTTGATTTCAGTTTGCTTCATGGTGTTTTAAAGTTAATCAACCAGATCGCGCCCCAAAGGAGGCACACGACCACGGGGATGATCCAATAAACGTTATGGGTTTACGAGATCACGGCGAGGAGAGAGTTCATTTTGTTCAGGCAAGCGAGATTCGAGCTGTGGGGAGGTCTTGGTTGAGGCACTTTTGAAGCGCAGAGCGGCGATCTCCGCGCGGATGTCTTTAAGGTCAGACTTCACTTCAGCAATCTCAGCGAGCAGGACGGTGTGGATTTCAACCTTAGTGGTGAGAACCTGGACTGTTTCAGTGAGTTTGCTGAGTTGACCTGGAAGCGGCTGCACCGTGGCCCACCAAGAGCCAATGCAAGCGATGCCGAGGAACAATTGCCACGGAGTGACGCCGAGGGATTTAAGAGTTGCTGTGAGTTGTTGGCTCATAGTTAATTAAGCGGGCAAATAGTCATTCAAGTTAAGAACTAATGACGTATCTTCCGATCTGGCCCCTTCGCGCTCGCACCAGGCGCGCACTTCAAGGATGCGATTGGCGGAGTTGGGCACGCTCAGATTTGGCACACCGGTGGTCTGCAGGTCTGTCCACTCTTGCGGGCCGTGCCCCGTCGTGTCCGACTCGTGCGCGCGATACTGCATCGAGAACGCACCACCATCCGCAGCAGCAGCCGCAAACTCAAAGGTCAATGCATCCCAGCCGTAATGCGTTGCCACGGCGAGAGTGGGCGTTGGTGGCACAGGAGGAGGCGGTGGCGTGACTTCTGCACGAATAAGCGCGGAGGCGGCTTCAATGATGGCGAGCTGTTCGAGGATGAGGGCGGTGTTCATGATGGGAAATTAGGAGGGGTTTTCACCCGGCTGGATGATCGTCAGGCTAAGGAATCCGGTTTTATCTACGGCATCCGGCCTCGCGCCGGGGGTGAGGCAGGTGGCATCGACGGTGTCTGACGTTGGGTTGGCTACGCTAAAACCCGAAGTTGAAAATTCCGCCTGAAAAGCAGCAGCTACGCCCGCTGAGTCCATGCCCGAGTCTATGGCGACTTCCTTGTAGGCAGTCGCTCCGTCTGCGCTCCAATCGGGCTGCGACTCGCTGTTGCCTGCATTCGCCCAAAAGCCCACGCTGGCAGTTTCATTGGTCAGAATCAAACCAATGCCAACGCCGCCCGTGACAAAGCTGCTCCCACTCGTTGCGCCAAAAGGGATTCTTGTGATTTCCTGCACGCCCGCAGTCAGCCTGCGCACCGTCACGATGTGATCCTCCGTCGTCACGCCATCCTCAGCCGTCACCGTGACCGTGCAGGCGTTGTCACCCGTCGAGAGCGCCATTGTCACCGGATCGGGATCGCTGCTGCCATTGATCGTGCGCGTAGCACCCGGATGCGTCGGCGTCGCAGACACGGGCACTTCTGTCACACCGTTCCCGCGCTGGATGTTGCTCAGGCTCAGCACATCTTCCGAGTCAATCGTGTAAGCGGAAAGCGACGTGTCATCACTAAGCCCAGAAACCCCACCTGGACCTTTAGCCATTTTGAGTTTAAGACCTAGATTTAGCATATCGGTAAGCGGGTTTGACCAATCATTTCTTCTCGCTGTCTCGCACGAAGTAGATTGTGGGCGGGAGAGCTTGTGGGTTTGCGGTAACGCGAGGGCGGGCGGACATGCGGGAGCTTCGCACGCGGGATGCGGGTTGTCAAGGGCGAGCGTGAATCCCCTTTTCCCGCTTTCATGAGTCCCGGAGAGCTTTTCTCCGCGCGAGTGTGGGGGATATAATATAGAACCCAAAGCCCCCTAGGGCAAAGGGAACCCAAGTGAGATTGAGACTCGGTTGCAACAGGGATTGAGATTGAGACGCAGTAGCGGTGGGAAGGGTTAGTTCGGAATCGAATAAAGGGGAATCGGGATAACGGGGTTGACAAAGTGCCGGTGGTATGGTATAGTTATGGGTATCTGTGAAATACGGATGCGCGCAGTGAAGCGGTCGGATGCCGCCTTGCGCAACGGGCAGGGTGCCCGGTGGTTCTTTGATATTTAATAAAAGTTAGTCGGGATGCGTGACAGGCTCCCGGCGTGACTAGAGCGCAACGCACGCGGCAGTGGAGGGCGATTCCTTCACGGCGTGATTCATTGCGTTCTAATACACGTTATGAAGAATATCATTATCAAAGGTAAGAGTGAAAAGACCGCGTTTGAAATGGCAATTCCGCAGGATGAGCTTGCGGCGTTTTTGGTGGAAGTGATTAGCAAGAGCGCGGATGAGTATGACGCGGAGCTTGCGACCAGTCCGGGTGGATTGCCTACGGCACTGTTCACCTGCATTCTTCCGGCCAAAGCTCGGGTGGAGGCGGGATGGGCGATGGAGGAAGGATGGGATTATGAAAAGGCGATGGCCACGTTTAACGCGAGGCTTGAACGGAAAACCGGCGGCGGTGTGACCTTGGAAGCGCGGCAGAAGGCATGGGATGAGAAGGTGGCGCAATTCCGGGGATTGGTTCCGAATGCGACGGATGAGCAGGTGAAGGCTATCTGTGGCAAACGCCCGGAGGAGAAAGCCGCGAAAGCGTCAAGCGGGAGGGCTGAAGTGCTGGCGGCGCTGGCGTAACGCGAGAGGGTAGAACATGGAGGCATGGAGGGCGAGTGATTGCCCTACGTGCCTCCTTTTCTAGGCTCATGCGAAAGAGGGGAAACGGGAAGATTGAGAGGGCAAAGTGAGAAAAACGAGAGCCCTTTGCCCTTTGCCCGCGTTTGTTTGCCTTTAGGCGCGCTTTGGGCGGGCATTAAGCCGTTCACCCTAGCGGGCGGGAGATGCGCCTAATGCCCTTTTGCCATTTAACCCTTCCCGGCACGCAAACAAACATACGGCAAAAACAGGGGGGGGGGGGGGCTGACATTGTGCTAAATTTTTTTTATATCAATTTAACCCCCCCCCCCCACCCTTGCATGTATGCCGCTTGTTTGTTTGCTTGCGGCGCAAGCAACTATTCCACAGCCTCCCGCCCGCCAGAAAACCTTTTCCCTTCCAGCACGGCCACGTGCGGTTAATCACCACCTCAACCCACATAACCCAAACATCCATGAACCTCACAAAGCTTTCCAACGTTGAACTAGGCCAGCTAAAAGCTCAAATTGACCAAGAAATCATGTCCCGCGAAAGTGATGACGGCTACAGCGAAGCCTACATAAACGCCCTCCCGCCCACCGGCCCTAACTCCGCCATCGACAACGGGCTAAAGTGGGACTGGCTCCATTACATAAAACAATATGGTGCCTACGACCGTAGCCCCAACCGTGACTTCACCGCTTACTCCAAAATCACCGCCGCCCTCGACTCAATTAACTACCTCATAAGTTAAACCAAACACCACATAGCAATATGTCCCCTCAAGTAAACCTCCAAAAGCTCCGCAGTGAGTTGCAAACCCGCCTAGACGCCCTTGACCCCTCCGACCACTTCACCCGCGCACTCATCACCGACAAAATCCAAACTGTCTCCCGCCAAATCATCCGCGAGTCCGTGAGGATAAGCGTAGCCCGCGAACACGCCTCTCGGTCTTTCGGGCATACCAATACTGCCCCCATTAAGTGTGGCCTCCGCGGTGCCGCAGGGCATCATAAGCCGGAGAAGGGGAGTCATTGGTTCTGGGATGAAAGCGATGCCAAGGACGCGAAGAAACTCGAGCGCGTCGCGCGAGCGGTTGAGGCTTTCTTGTTCACCCGCCCGGAGAAACAGTTGGTCCGCAAGTTGGTCCTGCTCGGCGGGTTTAAGAAATCCGTCCGAGAGGTGGGATTGAGTGCGATGCTGGAAGTCCCGGAAGAAGCACGCAAAGCCAAGGGCCAGAAGCTCTTGAAACTCTTGGAGGACAAGATCAACGGAGAGGATCCACTTAAGGGACTTGTGTAAGCAAACAACAAACCAATTAACTATATGCAAATCACACATTACGTGCTAGAAACTCCCTTTGGTGAAACCTACATCAACGTTGATGAAGAAAACCAAGCCTGCATAACTTATAATGCAAATGCAGTTCTACCTGCCTATAAACAATGGCTGCATGAAAATCTTACGGAGATAGAGCGGTTAGTGAACAGAAAAGTTACACTGCTTGCCTATTGATTAACCAGCGCGCGCCAGCGCTAACAGTTAACCGCAAACCAGCCACCCTATGAGCCTTATTCAAATGCTTAAAGTTTTCTTTGGTCCTAATGGTTTTCATTGGGATTTGTTTCAACCACATAACTACGATTGGAGCAGCGAATTTATCACTCGTGTAACTAAGCACATTACCGCGCATCCAAACGGGCTAATCGCTCGCCACGCGGAACTTTGGAAACCAGAAACAACTAGTTCAACCCTATGAACCCGCTCCTCGCCACTTGGCACTTCACCGCTTTCGGGCGTCTCTGGTCCATTAACCTTTTCTGCACCCATGTTGAGTTTAAGCTCGACACTTGGAGCGATTGGGAGACAAAAGATCTTGAATCCTTCCTTGCTCTCTTCGGCACTTGCCCGCTCACCAGTGGTGAGTTGCTTTTGAGTGACGTGTTGCCACGGATCAATTAACCCTTCCTCAACACCGCTAGGTGCGGTTAACAGTTAACTTTCCACCCTATGACTCTCTATCTCATCCGCGGACTTCCTGGCAGCGGTAAATCCACCCTCGCCCGCAGGCTTGTCAAAGAAGAAAACATCTGTGAAGCAGACCAGTTCTTTTATCAAAACGGCGAATACCAGTTTGACCGCACCCGCCTTGCAGATGCACACAAGTTCTGCCAAGCCAAGTGTGCTGCACGAATGCTGCACCAGACTGAACCAGTGGCCGTAGCCAACACGTTTGTCAAACGCTGGGAAATGGATACTTACATCCAATTTGCAAAGGAAGCCAACTGGAACCTTGTTGAAATCACAGTCAAAAGTCCATTTCAATCTATCCACAACGTTCCGCTTGCCACAATCGAGCGAATGAAAGCCCAATTTGAACCATGAAAACCTTCCTTGTCTTTCTAATCAACCACCGCGAAGCCCTCGGCAGCTTTGCTTGGATTCGCCTTGACGGACGTAAGTCTCTGAATAACCTTGCAGCGGATGGCTATGAAGAACTTGCCAAACGCAAAGCCCTTAACGGCTACACCGGTTTTTCCATCCTCAAAGGCTCCAAGCCTTCCACAGCGAAACAAATCTACTCTTACCACGAAAATTCATGAACCCACAAACCGATCTTCAATTCTGGCTCACCGTTGCGGGCGAGTTTAACTCCAATTGCACCACCCATTGCTATCTCTGCAATGGAAGTCCAACCTTCAAACAAGCCTGGCAAGAGCTTGAATTCCGCTCAACAATCCAAGAGCTTGGAAAACAATTCTTCAAGCTCTCACCTCCACCGGAAGATGAAAACCAAACCCTCAGCCCACGCCATCACGACAGCCTGTTCGAAGCTCCCGGCTTCAACAATCACCGCAAGATCCGCAACCGCTTTCTCCTCTGGAACATCCAACGTTTAATGCACTCATGAACCACACTCAAATCTCCATCTCTATCCGCAACCCGCTCAAGACTCCGCACGATTCCGCTGGCCCACCCTATTTCTTCCTCTTCCGCACGGATTGGATGGAACAACCCCAAGGTGAAATCGCCCTCCAGAAGCTCCGCGAACGTTTCCACTCCCCTGAGTTCAAGATCACCATCAACGATCGTTACACCCGAACCACACAGCAAGAACTATGAATCCAATCAACGACCTAAGTTTCTGGAAAAAGCTTCAAGACCAATATGGTCAAAATGTCCGTGGCATGAACTTCCTCTGCCACAGAAGCGCTGAGTTTAACCTTGCCTGGAGCGATCCAACAACGCGAGAACAGCTCCACCAACTAGCTGAGCAATATTACACGACTGAAGGTCATCAAATAGCCGCTGTAATTCCACGTGAGTGGGAAATTGCGCCTAATGACGTCCTGTTTAACACAACATCACCGAAAGACGACTTCCTCATCCGCCAAGCTTTCATCCAATGGAACATCAACCGCCTCACACCATGACCACCCAAACCGCCATCCTCACCTACCGCGCATTCCTCCCTCGTTCCCACAAACAGGACAACACCCACACTTGGCGAAAGAAATTCCTCGCCCTCAAGCAAACCCTCCCTCTCAACAAACCAACAACCCACATCACCCTCCCATGAGCCCCTACGCCAAACCCACTCCCATCACCCAACCCCAGCTCGACGAACTCAAAAAATCCCCTCAACACGCCTCCAAGCTCCTCAAATCCCTCAACCTCAAAGGCTGGCCGCGAGTAATCACCCCAGAGCCAAACAAACACTTCCTCACACACGCATAAATCGAAACGGGCCTCCCGCCCGTCGGCTGGACCTGCTCACCCAGCCCTGATGAGATAGAGCAACAAACACAAACAAACCAAACACCATGAGTGCTATTGACCAAATCCGCGAAGCCAAAACCTCCACTGAAATCCACACCATCTTGAACACCATCAAGCAGTGGAAATACATCTCCTCCAAAACCCTTAACAAAGCACGCAAAGCCGCCGAAGCCCGCTTGGCTGAGCTCGCTTAAACCCTTCCCAGCACCGCAAGGTGCGGGAGCTCATAAACAGTTCTCAAATCTTGCGGTGCGAAGCCAATAACCATTAAACCACAAACCTCATAGCAATATGAAAACAAGCAAACTCGACACAGTCCTTACCAACACCTACGCCCAAAACCTCCGCCTTCGCAAACTCCAGAACCGCCAACACGCTGGCGCCGACATTTTCAATATCGGTAAGCGAGGCGAACCCATTCCCGGACGGCTCGATCCTGTAACCATCGCGCGGAAGCTTCGCAGAACACTCAAGCGTCCCAACATCCTGCAGAAGCGCATCAAGCGTCTCGAACTCGAACTCACTTGGAACGCCCGCGAAACGGAAGAACTCCGCAAAGCCACGGAAGGTAAGCAGATGGACAGCAAAGCCAAGCGGTTGTTCTTTGATCTCCAACTGCAAGAAAAAACCCTGCAATCCACCCTCATGACAACCAAACAAAGCCTCGCGGCAGTGAAAGGAGAGAATTAAGATGAGCACACCCGCACAACTCCGCCTCGCCGCCGACATCATTAAAACTGGGCATCCTATGGAATGGCAACAGCGTGACGGCACATGGTATAAGTGCTCCAGCAATGGTGCTTTCAATTTCGTATCACAAGGATTCCCGATCCGCCTCGTCCTCGCCACGCCGCCCGACAATCGCCCACTCCATAACCCAGACAACCTGACGGCGGAGCAGGTGGGGGTCGGGTATCGGTTGGCTGTCATCGGTGAGGAGTTGCCGAAGGCTTATGAATACTGGTATCGAGGCCAGTGGAATGCCGGTGGAGGCCGGGGTGTAACAGTGCCACGATACAACGAGAAAATCACATGCCGCCTCCATCTCTCCGTCCCGTGGCCTCCCGCGCCCGACCCCTACGCCGAGTTGAAGAAAGCGCACGCGGCGGGGAAGAAGATCGAGTTTTTCGACGGCTGCGAATGGAATGACGTCGGAAGCCCGTCATGGATTTGCACGCCTGAAAACTACCGCATCAAACCCGACGAAATCCCGTGGATCGAGTGGCACGGCGGAGAGTGCCCGTTGAAAGACGAGGAGGTGGAGGAATGGGAGTTCAAGATGAGGCATGGCCACAAGCAGAAATGTGGACAACCATCCTTGCGCCGATGGGAGCATCTTGCTGTTGAAACCGACATCATCGCCTACCGCGTCCCCAAAACCCGCGAGCCAAAGCCCAAGGTGCCGCTTGGGCCGGAGGATGTGCCACCGGGGAGCGTGGTGAAGGCTAAAACGCGCACAGATTCTTGGTATCTTGTGACTGGGGTGTCGGCGGCAGACCTGACACTTTCAAACGGCAGCGTGATTATCTACGCAGTGCTTCAACGGGACTTCCTCATCAACCGCTCCATCCCCCTCACCGGCAAATGGAACCCTGACGCATGGGAACCCTGCGAGAAATAACCCATCACCCTCCCTCCCATGCACACCTTCATTACCAAACCCACCCTCGACGACCTCAAGCCTCTCCGCAAAATCCTCCCACGCGACTGGCACAAGTTCGGCATCGAATACCGCTCCGTTCAAACCGACTCCTCCGGTTTCGCCACCGGCGGTCAACTCCACGACGGTCGCCGATTCACTTGGGACAACCTTGAAAACCGTTACCGCTTTACAAAATGAAAATCACAAAACAACATCGGAAGTGCTTTAAAGAAGCCCTCGAATATCTTGGCAAAAATACTAACTGGATCTGCCCAGCAATTGAAGACACAACAGCCTCAGAGCAACTTCAAAAAGAATGTAAAGAAATTCTCTTTCATTATTTCCAAACGGAGCCAGGTTGTGCTTTGCTTTATTTTCGCAGGCGCGACGACTTAGCTCACGACGAACTCCTCAACTGCCGCCTAATCGCCCTCTACACCCTCATATACGCACCGCTATGAATCCCAAAGAAGAACAAACCTACGAAGATCTTAAGAACGAACGCGACGTTCTACTCACATTAACTCAATCAGCGCAAAAAGCGGAAAGAGAGTTAAAGCTCACGTTAGAGCTTCTTATCCTTGCGGGTCATGTAAACACAAAACATGTTCAACAAGCCCGTGAACTTGCTAAACAAGACAAGCCTAATTCACAACAATGAACCCCGCATCCATCCCCTCTCAACTCTTCTCCGTCGACTCCCACTCCGAAGCCTCAAAACGCGACGAACGAATCCACACCGACGACGGCAACATCACCTTCCCGCTCATCACCCACAACGGTATCAAATACCACCACGCTATTCTCAACATCTTCTCTGGCATTTGTTCCTTCTACCAGCTCACTGGCGGTCAATCCATCCTCGTGAACAAACTCGCGGTGAAGGTTGAATTGCTTCCGATTAACTCCAAGCCCATCCATTTTGACGAGCCATGACACCAGAAGCACAACGAATCGCCATCGCGCAGGCTTGCGGGTGGAAAATCGAAAATTATGGCCCGGTAAATTACGAAACTCTTTATTGGAGGCTGCGCAGGCCGGATGGGACAATTTGCGAAAACACCATAGGATGCACGGGCGAAGATTGGTCTCGTAAAATATTTACACACATGGTCCCAAACTACCTCAACGACCTCAACGCGATGCACGAGGCGGAGAAGGTGCTTGTTGAATCCCAACTGCTACGTTACGTGCGCCTGCTACTTCCAAAAGATGCAGGCGACCCGCTATCAAACGGCGACGTGTATGCACTTTGCTTCGCCACCGCCGCCCAACGGGCCGAAGCGTTCCTCAGAACCCTTAACCTCTGGCAAAACCTCCCCCAATGAACATCTCCCTTTCTTCCCTCCCACCCCCTCCAGCCTTCACCCCTGTTCCTCTGTCATCCAACCTTACCGAGGAACAAATGGCGTGTGTCAAGTGGACAGATTGGCCCAACGGACACCTCATCATCGAAGCCGTTGCGGGTTCTGGCAAGACGTTCACGATTATTCAAATGATCGCCAACATCATCAACCGCTGGCACGCCCAGGGCTTCAGACCCTCCAAGCGCATCGCTCTTATGGCCTTCAATGCCAAGATCCGAGATGAACTCAAGCACCGCATTGACCAACTCGGCCTCACCCAGTGGGTCGAAGTCAACACGGTCCACGGCTTCGGGTTTTCTGCCTTTAAACAAGCCTTCGGCTTCCGCAAACCCAACACCTTCAAGCTCTCTGACATCCTCGACCCGTGGCTCAAAACACACAAGCTCTCTTGGGAATTCTCCAAACCCATCTGCCAAGCGGTTTCGATTGCCAAAGACTCCGGGATGGGGTTGTTCTTCCCCAATAACACCGCGGAGTGGAAGCGCCTAATTGCTTACCATGATCTCAGCTGGAATGAGGACAAGCTGCCGTTTAATCTCTTCCTCACCCTGGCCTCTGATCTGTTTTTCAAGTCCCTCCAAGACACCGCGAAGATCGACTTCAACGACATGATCTACATGCCGCTGGCACAAAATCTTCCCTTCCCACAGTTTGATTTTGTGTTCATCGACGAAGCCCAGGACACCAATGCCACTCGGCGGGAGGTAGCGAAGAGGATGCTCAAAAAAGAAGTTCCTCAGCACGTTGAAGACTACGAAGTGGAAGATCTTGGTGTTGTGTTAAATCCAGCCATACCCGGTGGCCACCTCATCGCTGTCGGCGACCGCCATCAAGCAATCTACGGCTTCACCGGCGCGGATAACGACGCTCTTGACATCCTCAAAAAAGAATTCTCCGCCCACGAACTCCCCCTCTCTACCTGCTTCCGTTGCTCCACCGCGGTCATCCACCACGCACAATCCATCGTCCCTCACATTCAACCCCGCCAAGCTGCACCTCCCGGCATCGTCCGCACGCTCCCTGAATTCCAATTCGAAGAAACCCTCTTCACCCAAGGCTCCACCCAGTCCTTCCAAACCTCCGCAATCCTCTGTCGCAAGAACGCACCACTCATCTCCCTAGCCTTCAAACTCCTCAATGCTCGCATCCCCTGCCGCATTGAGGGCAAAGACATCGGCCAAGAACTAATCCGTTTCTGCAAAAAGTTCAACCCAGCTGACAAGCCCTCGCTCACTCTCGCTCTCCGCAAGCACCTCACCGAACAATCCCAAAAGCTCCCAGCTTACAAACTCGAACTGCTCCAGGACAAAATCACCGCCGTCACCTCCGTCCTATCCCTCCCTCACATCACCTCCCTAACCCTCTTCTACCAAACCCTCGAACAACTCTTCTCCGACTACGATCCCAAAGCCCCACCCAAGCTCACCCTCTCTTCCATCCACAAATCCAAAGGCCTCGAATGGCCCACCGTCTATCTTCTCGGTCGCAACGCTTGGATGCCGAGCAAATTCGCTACGCAAGACTGGATGTTGGACCAAGAGCACAACCTAATCTACGTCGCCATTACCCGCGCACAGGAAACCCTTTATGAAATCACCGTGACTGATGAGTAATGCATTCTGCCCTAAATGCCGGTATCCTTATTCCGGCTCCATGTTTGGTGTCCGCGGGTTTAAACAATGCCTTTGCGGTAACTGTGCTGCATCAATCTTTCAAGAGCGCTTGCTTAGGCTGCAAAAGCGCTTTACCAAGTTAAACAAAAAGTTCAAGTATCTCGATAAAACTTATCTTGACCCAATTCACACAGATGACTAACCCCACCTTCTTCCGCCTATCCTCCGGTCTCTACATCAACATCCACCAGATCACTTGCATCTGGCCTGAAAACTCCAAAGCTACAGGTGGACTTATTTACAAGTTCCACCTCGCGGGTGATCCAGACACCGAATACAAGATGTCCCTCGAAGAATTCAACCAAATCGTTGACCTATGAGAACCACCCGATTCGGTGAGCCCTCCAACAAAGAAATCGACGCCCGCCGCATCCCTCCCACCTGCCCTTGTGGCAACCCCGTCGAGCACTATGACGACCTCTGTGAATCCTGCCTCACTGACCAAGATCAAGACGGCAAAGAAACCGCTTTCCAACAATCAACCTCTGATCTGTTTAAACCATGACCCTCATCGTCGCCGCTTCTCTAATCTCACTAACTTTCGTTCTAACCTTTGCAATACTTACTCCCAGCTTATCCGTTGATGCAAAACCAGTGCTCATTTGTTTAATTGTCGCTTGGATTCTCGCCCACATCTTCTTCCAAATCGGCGCTTACTGGCAACACGACGACTTCGAGTCCCTCCAATCCCTCCCACCACCTGCTTCCGAAAATCGGTAATCCACCCTTCCCCACCATGAAAGGCTTTTCCGCTTTTTCCTAACTTCCCGCTTGCACTTTTTCCCGCGCGCGGTATCTTTCCACCTTGCCGTTCGGCCCAGCCGCATCGCATTAACAAATTCCACCAAAACGGTGGCAAACCAAAACACAAACAAACACAACCCACATGGCTGAAATCCAATACATCCCATACGAAAACAACACCCTCGGCGCCAAAGCGATCGTCCAGATCCCCGCAACGCTTGATGGCCTCGTTGCTATCTCCAACCCCGTTGACGTGCACAACGTCGCCGTGCGCCAGATCTTCTACAACTCCTGGAACAACAAGTTCCGCAAGGCTCTTGTCGCAGCTCTTGTCGCCCAGACTGGCGTCGCAATCCCGTCCAGCGGTAAGACTCGCACGAACCGCAAGGGTGAGACCACGGAAATCCTCATCACGGAAGCTGACTACATCAAGCACCTTCTGGAAAAAGAACTGATCTCCGAGGCTGACTATTATGTCACCCACGCTCAGGTCGCTGCGACGATCCCATTCGAAGTCCCCGCCAAGGAAACCGAAGCGGAGCCTGCGCAGAAGTTCATCAACCTTGCCAACCAGCTCTTGGCTATGGTCGAAGCTGGCACGCTTGGTTCCGACGGCAACCCCATCACGGAAGACTCCTTCGTCGCCCGCTGGTCCGCCCAGAATCCAGGGTTCAACTTCGAAACCCTCGGCGGCTTTACCACCACTGGTATCGCCCGCGCGCTGGAGATCGACGACAAACGTCGTTCCCTCGCGCTCCCAGCTGGGTTGGTTTAATGTTGTAAAGTTGTGGCAGCAAGTAATGAAACGGGGCTGTTACGCTAGCTAATCAAACCGTTTAACTTCCAACATTGCTGACCTGAGCACGTCGTTAAACTGCTCACCTTCAAATCAGCACATTGCAGTGAGGGCACAGTGAGAAAGTCACGCTTCGGTATTCAAGTATCTAGTGAGCGACCTGACCAGTGTGTTGATTTGAGGGTAGGAAAGCAGCAGACTGTAGCGGTGCGCTTACTATCGACCGTGTGAACCTGCCGAGCGTCCATCCTCACCAGACATTTGCTGATCCCACTGGACAAAAGGACTGCCAGTTGCAAGCTGTAAAGTTGCTATTTGTGGGTAGTAAGTTTTGGAACCCTCCGTGAAGAACCGAAATCACGCTAAACGCCGGCCATGTGTGCTGTGGGTATGCACATGTAAAGTATCTGACCCTCCGTAGAAGTGAACTGAAACGCAACACAGTTCTCCGACACCGGTGTCCGTTAAACCCGGCTCAGAAACAGATGGCCCTGCTGCTTACTGTTGAGAGAACAAAATGCAGCGTGCGATTGAAGGTATAAGAAACGAGATTGTCCTCAACCTTCCAGCCTCGGCTCCGTCACTGCAACGACGGGCTGGAACCGTGGAGACGGCCTACTCCAGAGACTGAGCAACCTGCTGACAATGTGGTGGCTCAACTTAAAAGAGCGCGTGGAGAAACCCACCACGGAGCAGCCTGCAACTGCTCACAGGGAAAGTTCGATTCTTTCCGCGCTCACCTTTTGATCCTTGACAACTTGAAAACAGAATCCAGCGGCGGCGTGGAAGGACACGCGGCTTTGTGTTTAGAGTATGCCGGTGAGTGCGGAGAATAGCCGCTTAATGATAGCGCCACATAGACGCTCACCAAGCAGGTATCAAGCCCTGCCCGCTGGATTCTGTTTTCCAAATGACTCAGCGGCGTGGACAGTGACACGCAAATACATTAAAATAAGTCTGACATCAAACTTCGCTGGAGCAATCCAAACAGAGTGGCGATACGGGTGAGGGCGTTTATAACAAGAGTTTAATGTATTGAGTAACGTATTATCTAGCCGGTGCAATTCCGGCCTGAGTCACCCACTTTCCTCCTTATGTCCCCCCACCCACTCCCACAAGCCGAGCCTCACTTCCGTCTCTACGAGACCATCCTCGCTGAGATTATCGCCCGCTACCCAGCCCCCAGCGAAATCTCCTTCTCCGGCGCAGGCCAATCCACCGTCCGCATCAATCTCAAGCTCGCCCTCGAGAACTACCTCGCCCACCCATCCATCTCTTCCACCATTTCACGAGACCGTGCCTCCCTTCTCCTCCGCGAATTCGTATTCTCGAATGCCCCAGACGGCAAAGTTTATATCGGCCCACGGCGACCTTCCAGAAAACACAAAGGTCTATCCCTCGCTTCGGATTCCACCAGCGGCTCCGCCCCTTCCTCCCTTGCCGACGAGGCCCGCTCTCTCCCTCCCATTGACTGCTCCTCTCCCACCACCCTCCATGCGGTCCTCCACCTCAAGAACTTCGACCACATCACCATCCCTCTCACAATTTCCAACGTCAATCTTGACGCTTATCCCACACTAACCACCGACTATCCAAACATTGAACTAGTTCCAACAACTAACCCGTCCGTCTTCACCCTTCTATGATCTGTGTCACAAACCCCTACTTGCACCCCGACAGTAACACCAAGAAAACCGAGTTCCAAGTTTCCAAAGATGACCTCCACGAACTCCAGTCCCGCCTTCCACGCCACGGAATCAAGGACGCCATTTGCGGTGCCTTGTTTTTCCAATTTATGAAAAACCTCAAACCCCTCGTTCCCGTTGCCCTCTCTGCCGCTGATGCTGAAGCCAACGAACAGCGCGTTCACGATCTAATCCAAACCATGCAATTCCATGCTTGAGCAAAAATCCCACCTCCAACACCTCTACGCGGATGTCCCATTCCATGAAATCATGGGCAAAGATGTCGAGCAACTAAACGAAACCGAGCTTCAAGCTCTGCTTAAAACCACCCGCGCGACTCGAGTTTCCCCGGCGGAGAGAAAAAAAGCCCGCACCACAGCAGCCAAAACCCTCTCCGGCAAAGCACCTAAGCAAGTCAAAATCGAAACCGCACTCTCAGGACTTATCTAACATGCAAACCCACATCATTACCGACTCCGCAGGCAACCACTACCTCCGTCAACTCGTCAAAAAAATCCGCATTCCCTCGCTCAAACCTGGCACTCCTGACGAAATCATTCCCCGTTATACCACTCGCCGCTGGGACCCAACCACTCAATCCCCCATCCCTCGTATCCGCACATCTAAGAAACTCCGCCTCAAACTCAAACGTCTCCTATGCTCCGCCGTTTCTTCGAACTCCACTTCTGCACCTGCACTGTCCACTTCACCCGCTTAAACCGCACAGTCGTTTACATCCACGGACCGTTCTCCTACTTCCGTGAACTACTCGCAGTCTCTGGTGAACCCTTCACCTCTCCTTGTCACCACACCATCATCAACCCACATGATTTCTCTCAACCTCTCAGACCGCTCGCAGGCCTCAACCCCTCCGTCCACTCTGCCCATCCGCAAGATGTTCCACTGGCAGCCTGACGGCTCACTGCTCTTCCGCGTTGACTGGTCCAGCATCGAATCCCTCCTCTCCTGCAACCGCTCGGCGGAATACAAGCTCGTCCACTCACGCCAATCCGGCTCCCGCGCAGCGCTCACATTCGGTGCAGCTATTCACGCTGGGTTGGAAATCTGGTATCGGAACAAGCACAAGATTGGAAGCTATGAGCTTGCAGAAGATTTCACCACCCTTACCCGCGAAGCTCTCCTCTCCCGTTGCTACTCCGCCATCGAATCCACCTTCGCGGAGTCCCCTCCCTCCCACTTCTCCCCTGACTACCGCACATCTGACTACGCCATCCAGTCCTTCCACTCTTACATCACCCATTACAAAGACGAAATCCTCACCCCATTCACCTACCAAGACAAACCCTTGGTTGAGTTCTCCTTCTCGTTTCCGCTGGGTAAGAGTGAACTACCCATTGGAATCTTTGGTTCTTGGGGACTAGGCACTTTGACTAATGATGAAGCTCAGGAGAAGAATCATATTGCAAGAGGCACATTGTCTATTCCAGTTCACATCGAATGGTCCGGCATTGTTGACATGCTAGCAGAAGTTAACGGTTCACTCTACGTCGTAGATCACAAAACCACCTCCATCCTCTCTCAGGATTTCTTCGATGGATTCGAGATCGCCATGCAGCCAGTGGGTTACTTTTCCGCGGTCCGTGCAGCTTTTCCAGACCTCCCAATTAAAGGATTCCTCGCTAACGTTCTCGCTTGCCGCAAGCCTGTTGCCGCATTCACCAAGAGCGGCAAGCCCACCACCTCCAAGCCCTTTGAAGCCCTGCGTCGTCAATATAACTACTCCGACTGGCACGTGGAAGAGTTCAAGCGGGACGCCCTTGCGCTCATCGAGGAACTCTTTGCCAACCTCACCAACACTTACTTCCCACGTAAAACCACATGGTGCGTTGGCAAGTATGGCAAGTGTCCCTTCTTTGACGTGTGCGCACTGCCGCCAAAACAAAGGATGTCTATGCTTATGTCGGATAATTACACCAACAACACTTGGCGTCCAGTATGAACGACGATTACAAACGCTATAAACAACTTTGGCTCGCGCTTAACTATGGCATGTCCTGGCGCAGATGGGCTTACTTGCAAGGCTATGAAACTCAACCAACAACTAGCTGGCTACCAACATGAACCCACTCACCATCTCCATTGACCTCGACAAAACCTGGACCGCTGATCCAACAGTGTTTGCTCTTATCGCTTACACCTTTCGAGCCCGTGGCCACCGTGTCATCATCTGCACTCGACGGAGTGAAGGAACGCTCTCTCACGAAGAGCGCATCCGTCTGCAAATCCCCGAGTTCGTCAACCTCTTCTTCGCCAACTTTGGTTTCAAACGCGACGCCGTTCCGTTCCCCGTCGATATCTGGATCGACGACGAGCCCGGCACAATTGAACCTCAGCGGTTGTTAGAGGAACCAAGTGATTCCACCCTATGACTCCCACTCTCTCCTTCCCCGTCCTAGCGCACTCATCCTCACCAGTCCACGGGTCCAACACCCACTGGCTCCATTCCACCATCTTCGCCCTCACTTGCGAAAGTGTCACGGAGTCCAAAGACCACTCCTTCACCCAACAAGACAAACAAATCTACCGCACACTTTATGCTGACCTTCTCCGTGCCATCAATCAAATCCAAACTGACTTCACTCTTGATCCCACCCGCGCACTAACAACCCTCCGCGAGCTTCAATTCCAACTCAACCAGCTTTTACAATGAAAGAATTTATTCGATGCTTTATTGTAATCAAGTTAATTAATTCACGTAGAGCTTTAGCTTTTTATAACTTCCTAGATAACAAAGGAACAGGCATTAAAATACTTGTAGGTCAAGCCAACCGCTGCCCGGTTAAAGCCTGTCAATTAAATTCTCACCTTAACTAAACACATGAAATCCTCCACCGACTTCCTCCCCCGTCTCCCACAATCCTTCCTCCTTATCGGCCCGCCCGGCAGTGGCAAGACCACCGTTTCCCTCCAACTCCCCAAGCCTTTCATCCTCGACTGTGACCAGAACCTCAACGGCCCAGTCAAGCATCTCCGTGATAGCAAAAAACTCACCCCAGATTCCAAGTGGTTCTATGACTGCCCCGCTTTCAACGCCGACGGCACACCCTGTCCGCGCGAGCTTCAATGGGATCGTGCCATCACCCTACTTACCGAGGCATGTTCCTCCCAGGACGTGGACACCATTGTTCTCTCCTCCCTCACTTCTTTCATCGAGCTCGCCTTCATCCAAACCTACAAAATGACCGGCAAGAAGCTTGGCGACTACAAGAAAACCATCGATCCCAAATTCGAGTTCGAGCAATGGGGCGCCTTCGGTTCCATCATGCGGCAGACAATCTTCTGGCTTAAGTCTTCTGGCAAGCGTCTCTGCGTTGAGGCCCACATGACCGTCGACAAGGAAGAACTCAGCGGAGCCCTCACCAACTTCCTTGCCATCCCTGGTAATCTCAAACACACCCTCTCCGGTTGGTTCGAAGAAGTCTGGCTTCTCGACGTAACCGTCACCGGCGTCCCGCCCAACCAAAAAGTCGACCGCCGTATCATCACGGCGCCAGACAACAAATCCAAACACCTTGGCCTTAAGTCCGCCGCACAGCTCGGCACTTCCTTCCCCGCGGATATGGTTAACGTCCTTCAAGCTCTACAGAAATGAAACGGCCAGTAATATTTTTACTCGTGTTAATTAACTTGCAACTCTACATGCTGTATTTATTACTCTTCTGGAAGTTTCAAGACCTCATTCGCGCCATAAAATTATGACCCGCACATACCTAGTCGCCATTGACCAAGAACCTATGGCTGATTCTGACTCCATCGCTGCTGACATGCTCGACTCCCTTGCCCAAGACGGATTCCCAGTCACCTCAGTCAAACCTTGGGCATCTGCCAATACCGATCAGCAAGCAACTGGACTTGATTGGGTATTTGACACACCAACATCTTCTAGCTTCCAGCTAGGTTAAATTTCTTGGCTCACAAAGCCTCGAACAACAAAACACAAACAAACCAAAAACACACAAACATCATGCTACCTCTTAGCCTCACACTCAACGACGCCGACACTTCCTCCCCTATCCTTGTTGAAGGAAAACAGCCCCTCATCATCGACAAAGCGGAAGTTGTCCAGTCTAAATCTGGCAAGGGTCACTTCCTCGCGGTGACCTTCAAAACCCAAGAAGACTCTATGTCTATCAAGGGCACGAAGATTGGCGCTGGGTTCCCGCTTATTCAACGCTACATGCTTCCCATCCCCGGCACTGAGTTCGGTGACGGTGAGCAGGCGGAGAACTACAAAGCCAACCTCTGCCGCTTCATGCTTGCTTGTGCCAACCGCAAGGACACCCCAGAAGCCAAAGCTGAGCTCCCTGAGTTCAACGAGACCTACATCGCCAACCTCTCTAGCGTTGTCGTGATGGGCAACATCAAGACCAGCAAACCCAAAGATGACGACGATGGCTACGGCCCTCGCTCTGAAGTCAAATCGGTCAGCGGTATTGACCCACAGTAAGCAACCCAACCACCCGCTGGCAGACCGGGAATAGTCTGCCGCTTTTTCCTATGAAAACCAAAAACAAAAAACGCATCATCTGCACCGGCAATCGTATTGGCAAGTCTCGCCTAGTTAGTGATGATATAGAAGATACCCTGGAAAAACCTCGTCGTTCCATCCCCGTCAAAGAAGTGAACGAAATGATCGAACGTGAAGTCGCACGGGTTAAATCCGAGCGGACTCTCTACGACGATCGTAACGCCCTCATCAACCACATCGCTGACGTTGAATCTAACCTTGAGTATCACGAGAGCTCCGCTCACAACTGTGAGAAAACTCTCATCGAACTCAAGCTCCAACTGAACAAAACCAACACCGCCATTAAGCGAGAGCTGGATCTCGACTCCCTCCGCTAACCCCTCGACCTAAGCATGTCGCTAAACTGCTTACCAATTTTCCTCTCTTATGTCCACCCCCACTGAACTCAAAAAGCTCAAACGCCTCACTGACGCCACCTACATCCCGCTCGCTGACGTTAAAGTCAACCGCACTGAGCGTCTCCGTCGCAATGTTAAAGAGGTCCAAGAAAACGCCGAGCGCATCGCGGATTCCATTATTCTCGTCGGTCCCATTCAGCCCCTCCTCCTCGACGAAGAGAACAACCTCATCGACGGTGAGTGCCGCTACACCGCCTACCAGCTCCTCCTAGACCGAGGTTTCGATGCCCTTGAAGTTCCCGTCGTCCGTCGAGCCAAGATCGAGCAAGCAATGAAGTGGATGATCGAGCTTGACGCCAACATGCAGCGCCGTCAAATGTGCTGGCAAGACATTGCCCTCGGCATTGCGGCGGTGCACGAGCAAAATTCCAAAATGGCCGCCGAGCGGAAAGAACAATGGGGCCTCCGGGCAACCGGCCATCTTGTCAACCAGTCCCACTCCTACGTCCAAGACTGCCTCATCATCGCCAAGCGCCTGCAACAAAACGACAAGGAAATTTGGGAAGCCAAAAACCTTGAAGCCGCTAAGCAAGTGATGCTGCTCCGCAAAGAGCAAGCCCTCACCATCGCGGCCGCCAAACTCTCCGGGGCCATCGAAGTCCCACAGCCCAAAGCGCCTAAGCCCTCCGGCATCATCAATATCTCCCTTGGCGATGTCACTTCCCCGCCGCCTTCTGTCATCGCCACCACGCCAGAAGCTATCCGCGCGATGAACATTGTCAACTTGTCCACCCGCTTGCACAACGTGGACTGCACAACCTTTATGAAAGAAACCATGTCTGCGGAGTCCGTCGATGCCATCATCACCGACATCCCCTACGGCATTGACATGGACCTTCTCGAAGACATGCAAGGCATCGACATGATGCGCTCAACCCACGACGTGGATCAAAACGTAGAACAGATGAAGCCATTCCTCGAGGGTGCTTACCGTGTCCTTAAACCCGACACCTATCTCTTCTTCTTCTACGCCCAACAGCATCAAGAAAAGCTCGCCACTTGGGGGCGGGAGGTCGGTTTCAATGTCCTCGACTGGAACCTTCTCTGGCTCAAACCGCACAGCTGCAAAAACAACGCGCCACACCAGAACCCTACCAAGTCCTACGAGCCAGTGATGGTTATGAAAAAAGGCAAGCCCGTCCTAGCCAAACCCATGACCAAATGCCATCTTGAAGTCGACGGTATGCCAGACAAGCGCCTTCAAGCCAACCCATTCGCCAAGCCGCTTGAGTTCATCGACAAGATGATCCTCGATCCAATCCTCATCCCCGGCATGACAATTCTTGACCCTTTCGCGGGAGAAGGCTCCATCCTCCGAGCCTGCATTCTGCGCGGCTGCAAAATCATTGGCTGTGAACTCGACGAGCAACGCTTCCCTGCGCTGGTCAACCGAGTGAAAGAAACTTACAAAAACATGCTTGGAGGGAATGTTCAGTTTACATGAACTATTTACCTTCTTACTTCCCCCTCAACCCGTCCACCTCCCGCCTAGCCATCATCGGCGACGCACCAGGCCCGCACGAATTAGCCCAAGGCCGTCCCTTTTGCGGACCTACCTCTGGCCTCCTCCGTGCAGCCGTTGAACAACACGGCCTTTCCCTCTCCCAATGCTTCCAAGGCTACATCTACAACCAAGTCCCTCCGGGCGGTGACATTGAACAACTAAACAAATCCGACAGTGAATTCCAACGATCCCTCCAAATCCTCCTCTCCGACCTTAACAAGTTTCAGCCTAACTGTGTCTTGCTCTTGGGTGGAACGGCTCTCTGGGCAGCCGGAGTTTTTCATAAAGTTAACGTCTTCCGAGGAACAATCTTTTCTGGATTTTCTGGACGACATAAATGTGTTGCAACATTTGCTCCAGGCTATATCCAAAAGGTTTGGGATGACTCACCTCTCTTCTTATTTGACGTACAAAGGGCCATTGCTGAGTCAAAAACACCCGTGCTTCAGCTTCCCAATCGATCCCTCAACCCTTCCACCACTGCCGCCGAGTGCATCTCAAAGCTAAACGCCATCACCCCAGGCACCCTAGTCTCCGTTGACATTGAAGGCGGAGTCCCAAATCCCGAGGAGACCACCCACAAGCACCTTGACGGTGTCACCTGTATTGGTATTTCCACCGACCCGATGTCCGCTTGGATCATCCCACTGCAGGATTTTGATGACCCAACCAAAGCAGTTGTGATGCAGACGTTTAACAAGATGATGTCCAACCCAGACATTCCTAAAGTTCTGCAAAACTCGCTATATGATTATGTCGTCCTCGCGTGGCTGTGGAAGATCAACGCACGAAATGTTAAACATGACACCATGCTTTCAGGCTGGGAAATCTACCCGGAGCTTCCCAAAGGTCTTGGCACACAGGCATCCATCTGGTCAATGGAGCCGTATTATAAGTTCGAGCGAACCTCCGGTGCAGAGCTTGACCCGGTGGATCGTAAGAAACTCCACTACACTTATTGTTGCAAAGATGCCGCAGTCACGCTGGAAATTCACAATGCTCACATGGCAGCAATGTCGCCAGAACAGCGCAAGCATTATGACTTTAACATGGAGTTAATTCCGTCGCTTCAATATATGTCACTCCGCGGTATTCGCTTCAACAAAAACAAGTGCAAACTCAAGCATGAAGAAATCACTGCAAAAATGCGTGAGCTTCAAACCGCTTGCAACACTCATGCAGGGATTGAGATTAACCTCAATTCACCTAAACAAATGTGTGACTTGCTTTACAAGCGTCTGGGGTTTGAACCACAATACGCTATGGAAGCTGGGCGAAAAACTAACCGCCTAACTGCCAACGCAGACGCAATGTTGAAGGTTATCATCAAACAAGGCACAGCAGCACATCCGTTTCTCAAATGCGCGCTTGGCTGGAAAAAACTAGAAGGCCTTCGCAAGCAGCTTGAAATCACCACTGACCATGATTCACGTGTGCGGTGTTCCTATAACCTTGTCGGCACTGAAACTGGCCGCTTGTCTTGTTCTGGTTCCGTCACTGGTTCTGGCACAAACCTTCAAACCATCACTGAACCTCTGCGGTTTCTCTACGAAGCTGACGAAGGCCACTACTTCTTCCAGTGTGACTTGGCTGGTGCAGACGGCTGGACGGTTGCTTCCCGTGCAGCTATGCTGGGGGATCAAACTATGCTTGAGGACTACTTCGCGGGAATGAAACCTGCTAAGATCATCGCTCTAATGTATATGCAGCTGCAAAACCAACTCCCAGACGTTAAGAAAAACATTAATGATCTGCCAAGAGATGAAATCAAACGCCTCACCAAAGTCACGCCCATTCCAGATTCCCTCTACGCCGTCTGCAAAGCGGTCCAGCACGGATCGTCTTATGACATGGGCCCAAACACAATGGCAAACAACGTGCTCTTGCAAACGTTCAAGAAATCCTCCGACCTTAACGTCTTATGGGTTCCACCTAGCGATTGCAAGAAAATCCAAGCGGTGTTCTTCACCCGGTATCCCGGTGTGCGGGAATGGCAACGCTGGGTTCAACAGCAACTCAACCGCGGCAAGACCCTTCAATGTGCCTCCGGTCACGTGCGCACATTCTTCGGACGACCCAACAATGACCAAACCTACAAAGCAGCCTATGCTCACGAACCCCAAGCTAATACAACTTACGCCACAAATCTCGCGATGCACCGATTGTGGCATGATCCAGAAAACCGAACCAGTTCGGGTAACCTCATTATCCAACCATTGCATTCGGTGCACGATGCTCTCTGCGGTCAATTCCCAATGGAACGCGCTGATTGGGCGGTGGATAAAATTAGGTCTTATTTCAACAACGCCCTCACTATTGGCAACGAACGGATCGTCATCCCCTATGAAGGCGGCTACGGCCCGTCTTGGTATCACACAAAAGAATCAACCCGAACTGGAGTAATCTAAAATGCACTACGTCCAATACCTCCCTGGCACAGCCGCACGCATAACAGAACAGCCAACTCGACACGGCCATAAAGACGTAAATTGGCTTTCTCGAGAAGTCGTTAAATTCAACCGTTGGCTTACTGCTGGTGGTCATTATAAACACAACGCCCCCGTTGCAGAATTTGTTCGCCGGTTTAAAGAGTTTCAACTATGACCCTACAAACAATAACTACAAACTGCCCGGCCTGTAACCTATCAACTGTGCATCAACTAGTTCCACAAAGATTAGTTCCAGTAGAGCTTCAAGATAAACGTATCGGAGCTTATTTAAACTGCCTTCATTGTGGCAAACTGCATTAACTATGACCCTTTCCCCCTCCGAAGCCTCGCAGCTACGCTTCAAGATCCTTTCCTCCATCGACGCTGACGGCTACGTCGAAATCGACCAGCGTTTCGTCAAACCCATCTTCACCAACGAATCCCTCATGCTCCAATGGGCTCGCCGCTGGGATGTGGAAGTAGAACAGTTCTCCCGCGTGGACATGCTCCGCCGAGACCGCACACCTATCCAGTGGATCAGCTTCTCCAAGCCCAAGTCCGCTGCAATCATCATCTTCACCGACGACCAACTATGAAACCTATGTGCGCCTTCAAATGGCAAGACCACAAACACCGCCTCACCCTCCCCTACTTCGTCCAACCCAAACTCAACGGAGTCCGCGCACTTTACCACCTTGGTCGAATGCAGTCCCGCGGGTTATCCAACGAAGAAGGCAAGCTCTGGCACGGCAGCGTTGTTTCCCACATCACATCCGAACTTGACCGCATCGTTCCACACGGCTGGCTCCTTGACGGAGAAATGTATCTCCACGGTTTGTCCCTTCAGCAAATCAACGGTGCTATTGCCGTCAAGCGCGTTGCTCCAATTCCAAAAACCCTCTACATCCAATACCATGTCTTCGACATCATCGACACTAACAGCCTTCATCTACCTTTCATGGAGCGTGCCCGGTTACTCGAAACCTTGCGTGAAAAGCTGGTCATCTACCAAGCAAAAGCTGTTGCCGTTGTGCCCACAACTCTTGTCGATCGCGAAGGACTGGATAACACTCTCTACCAACAATATAGAATCTTTGGCTACGAGGGAATCATGTATCGTGATCCCAATGCTCCTTACGGATTCGCGGAAGAGTGTGGCAACAAAGAAAACCGTTGGAAGCACCTGCTCAAACGCAAAGGCTGGGAGGACGGCGAGTTTGAAATCACCGACTTCACAACCACCATCGGCGACAAAGGCTTCCAAGGCTTCCAAATCACCTGTATCACAGAAGCTGGCAAAACCTTCCACGTTGGCTCTGGGCTTTCCCATGAGCAAGTAAAGTTCTTTGAACAAAACCCGCCCATCGGTCAGTTCCTCAAGCTCCGCTTTGAAATGCTTTCCGACACTGGCATCCCGCTCAAACCCACTATTGAAGAAATCCTTGAATGAACTTCCTCGAAGCCTACCGTATTTACTCCTCCGGCAACGAAGCCCCTGATGCCTTCCACACTTGGGCAGCCTTCTCCGTCCTCTCATCCTGTTGCGGCCCCAACCTCTGGAAAGACATGGGCATCATCGGCAACATCCAACCAAACCTCTACACCCTCTTCGTCGGCCCGCCGGGAATCAAAAAATCCACCGCGAAGGACATCGCTCGCCGGCTTCTCGGCAAAATCTCCTCCAACAAACATCCCATCCCCTTCGCCCCGGACTCCTGCTCCAAAGAAGCCCTCATCAAGCACATGAGCGAAGAAAAGTCTCCATGCCAAATGGCCTTCGCATGGCTCGACAAACTCCGCAAATACACCAAAATCTCCATCTTCTCCGACGAGTTCGTCAACCTCGTCCAAGTCGGCGGTGATCCGCTCGCATGGATTCAGCTCCTCACAGAAATCTACAACCCACAGCCCAACTTCTCCACAGCAACCATCTCTCGCGGATCGGTAAACTTGCCTTACCCATATGTGACATTGCTTGGGTGCATGACACCAGAGCTGACAAAGGCGTTGATTAATGACAATGCACTGTCTGGTGGATTTTCTCGCCGGACGATTTACATCTTTGCGAATAGGAACTCGAAACCTGTGCCAGAGCCGGTTGTGACGGAGGAGCAGAAACGCGCGGAAGACATTCTCGTTGAACGCGGCCGAGCAATTCAACAGCTCACCGGGCGGTTTGAGTTCACACCAGATGGTAGGAAGGCATACAATGAGTGGTATGCGCGAAACTTTGAAGAACAAGAAAAAGCTGTCACTGCCGCGCAGCAGAATTTCCTTCAGAGTAAATCAGTTCAGGTGCTGAAAGTAGCAATGCTTTCGAGGCTTTCTATCTCAGATGATTTGATTATTTCCGAAGATGAAATCGAGCTTGCTGTGGCGCTAGTCACCGAGGCCCAACAACACATTGACACCATCTTCGCGGGTGTTGGCCGCAACCCGCACGCCAGCACAATGAGCGGGATACAGCAGTTTATTCGTTACCACTGTGAACGATCACCCCACTACGTCACGCGCAAGAAAATCTACGGAGCCTTTCTGGCCCACGCTAGTCAAAAAGACATTGATTCACTCCTGGAACAGATGGCTGCGGTAGAACAAATAAAGCTCGTGACCGCTAAGTTTGCCAATGGTCAGCAAATCTCAGTAGTCACGAGCCCAGAGTTTGAGATGAATTTTAAGAAAACCAGTTAAAACTCCCAAGGGTTAGACTCCCATTGCAAGTCCCGCATCATCGCGTTCCGCACTGGACGTTGGCTTAACGGCTGACCCAGCGTGGAACGCGTTTTTTGTATCGCGAGAGAGCGAGCGAGTTCCATCGGATCGTTCAACTGAACTCCCATCGAGCGCCCAACATTAGCCACTTGCGGAGCTACCCGCCCAGCAACCTGCGTGCGAATGTCCTCTGGCGCAACTTTGTTAGCTTCAATCGCAGCCACTTTGGCGGAGAGGTCTTTGATGTTTTGTTGAAGCTGTTGATTCTGTTGCAACGGGTTCAGCCCACTAGGCACCATCTTCACCGCTTCATTAAACAATAGTTTTCTCGCCGAGGCTGGATTAGCTAGTTGGTCAGAAATTCGATTCGCCGCCAATTCAAGCTCTCTGCGGGATTCCATTTCTCGCCGATCCACAATGCGGCCAAATTCTTTCTGCTTAGTCATCTGGCTAGAGCGAAAGCCCAGCGCGCTCCAAGCAAGTGAGGCCTCCGGGTTGTCTCGTTGGAAGTCTTCACTCAAGGCTTCGGCCAAGCGCTTAACTCCACCTGGGCCAGCAACCGTAAGTGCTTCTTCCACACTTTTACCTTGCGCCATAGTTCCACCAAGTTTCCAAAGTGAATCCAACATCGCCACGCTTGGTCCCATAAAGCTCTTAGCACTCATACCATCATAAGCATTTGTGCCAAGAAAGCCACCAAGAGCAAACCGCGAATGCATATCCGCAGGAATGCCAAGACTCTCCGCAAACGCACTGGCAAACCCGTGAGTCAGCGCACGCGTGAGTGAAGGATCTTCTGTCACCTCATCCAGAGCTTCATACATTCTTCCCTTAATGTCTTCACCAAGAAGCTCTTCCATCAATGCAATCCCGGCTCCAACAAACGGCATTCCCAGCAAACCAGCCGCGCCGACCTGTGCAAGAACCATTGTTTGAAACGCCTTGCGAGCATTTTTCTTCTCAACTGGCGTGAGGTTATATTGATCATCACTCCAACCATGACGATAAAACGTAGCCAAGTCCGCAAACCGACCGCGCACATAGCTAGACAATTGATAAACCAAATGCCCAGCTCCGCCGAGTTTGTTAAACATCTCAGGGCGTTCAAGCCGTCCACTTGAGTTATTCACAGAAAGGTCAAACAACTCCGCCTTGGCAATAGCATCCTTAGGGCTGAACCCCTGCTCGCGGGCCTGACGATACGACGACACAATCGCTACGACTGCATTGTGCATCGGGAATTGTGAATAAAACGTCATCGCCCCTTTAGCATACATGTTGAACGGCTTAGCTACAATCTCACCAAGTTTAGCCAGCGGCTCCCCGCGAGACAGTCGTTCAAGCTGAGTGTGAGCTTTGCTGTCAAACGAGTTCAAAATCTCACTCATCGGTGCACGTTGAATTCGATTCGACAAAGCTTCCAGCGCACGGGCAATTTCAAGATTGTCACCCTTTGTCCCATTCGCCTGAAGCCACGCTGCCGGCACGCCTTCAAACACTTCAACTTCTTTCTCGCTAATTTTATGTTCATGTTTAGCAATCTTCTCTTTGCCAAACATCCCCTTAGTCCGCACGCGCTGCACATTCAGCATCTCTTTCTCCGCTCGCATAATCCTTGCCAACCCCTTCACCGTTCCATCCCCGCGAGCAATCAACTCCGGCAAGTGTGTCAAAAACGGCTGCGCGGTTTCTGCAATATGTCCAGGAAGATTCCAGCCAATATGCCACACGGCATTAGCCTTTGCCAGCTTCCGTGCCCACTCAGGATCAGGAGTCTTGCTCTGTTCATAAAGAGCCTTAAACTGATCTTTCTCCGTTTGCAAGTCCTTCAGCTCTGGATTCTGCATCCAGAAATTCACTTCAGCTTCCGTCGCGCGGCTTTCCACCGCATGGATCGCTGCTGGAGTGTAACGCATAAATTGCTCCAGCGCGTCAAAGCGTTCAAGATCGCCAGAGAACTTTCTTAAACCCATAGGCTTGTAAAGCTCCTTAGCATTGATCTGTCGAGCCACAAGATCTTCTGTATTCAGCATACTAGCCAAGCTGTCAAACTGCTCGGCGGACAGCCCTTGTGTCTTCATATTCTCCAACATCTCACTATCATGCTGGCGGATCAACTGAAGCAATTCATCATTCATCCGATATTGCTCCTTCGACTTCTTATCCTGAACCATCGGATCACCTTTAGGTTTCCAACCTTTAGCCACTTGCTCCGCGACAACTTTTTGCAATTCCCCAGGAGTATCCGCATCAACCACATCATCTGCCACGCCTGGCTTTTCCATGCGTTGTTTATGCTTCTTAAACCGACGAAATGACATATAACTCGGATGCTTGGCGTAATACTCCGCCAGCTTCACATGCTGTTGAGCCAGCAACTGCGCGGACTCAATCAGCTTATCCGCTTCCATCGGGTCCATCATGTCTAGCTTCGACCTAGCAAGCACAGGATCACCATTCAAGAGATCATCCATAATCCCCTTAGCAATCTCTGGCGCCTTAGCAAAATCCGCCTTATTAAACGAACTTTTGAACTGCATCATCTGAGCCAACCGCGCTGTAGACTCCCTTAAGAAACCCGTCTTAAAGATCTCTTGTGACTTTCTATTCGCCATTTCAAACGACGCCAGCACTTGCACCAAGGCCTGCTGTGCTTCCGGTTTAAACTGTGCAAACTTGCCCCGCAATTCCGGACTAAGATTTCCCAAATTCACCTCAAGCGTATTAGGCTGTGCACCTTCTTGAATCACCCGCTTATTTTCCTGCACCGCAAAGCGCTGAATATCATTCAACAACGTCTTCAACGGCAGCGAACCAAACACTCTCTCATGCGCCTTTGAGTCAATCTGCACCTTCCCACTCGCACTCAAGCCGCCAAAGAACGTTTTCTCCACTTCCATAATCCCATTCGTAATCCGATCATGCTTCTGGTGCACACTCAACACAGGCTCCACAAAAGACTTGTGCAACCGCGCGAGTGTATGCAATGGATTATTCCAGGCGTCAAACACACCCTTCATCCACTTCACAGGTTCTTCCTTAAACACAGCTCCACCAGTCCGCGCAGATGGGCTCACCTTTGCGAACTGCAAATCCGTCGCTTTCTCAACCATATCCTCCGGCTGCACCCGCAAAAACGCTTCTGCCTCTTTGGCATCCCATTCAGCTTGGCGGTAAGACCGACGAATAGTGTCCATCAGATCTTTAATGGTTGACACCTGAGCGAGCTTCTCCTTATCCCCGCCAAGCTTCATCCAAGTCTTTGCACCCTTGTAAAGGTTCTGCATACCTTGAATTGCCCACTCAAAGAAATTACGAATAGGCTTCGGCAACATCGCAAACGCCATTTTCGGCTTGCTCGCCTTAACCGCACCACCAGCATAAAGCGCCATAGCATTAGCCAACCATTCATTCGGATCATCACTGTTCAACACTTCACGGATACCATCAGCATTCCTGAGCTCCTTCGGCAAATGAAGATCCATCAACACATCCCTCACAACTTGTTTTGCTTGTGGGTCAGCGGTCATTACCCACCGCTGGGCAGTTTCGGCAAGTGCGCGGGCTTCCGGGCCATAGGAACCATCGAGGGCCTTGGCAAAAGAAATGTGTGCGTGCTCGTGGGCGAAGATGAAACCGAGCTTCTCAGCGGGGTTAAGGCTGTTGAAAGCTTCAGAGTTGATGAAGATTTTCTTTTGGTTGTAGGAAGCTGCGCCAAAGATTTTACCTTGAGACTGAGCAGTTTGCGTATCTGCTTGTCTAGCTTGTTGAATCAGTTGAACTAGTTCTTCAACAGACCCAGTTTTAACATCAATAGATGTTTCAGTAAACTTGCGCTGGCCTGGTTTTCCAAATGACCACACTTTAAGCATGTCATCATCAGGATCTTCTTCTTTAACCAACAAGTAAGGTTCTTCATCAACGTTAATAATTCCATCAGCTTGCTCAGCTAGAGCAAAACTATTAGTAGAAGTAATCTTTTTGATTGTGCCTTGTTTAAAAGGCATTAGGGCTTCAGCCTCATAAAGAATGTAGCCTTGATAGTTGTCTGACGGATCAACATTCTCAAGCTCTTCTTTGGACATAGCCTTCAACCGATCTGCGTAAGCACGCACTTCAGGATCAATAGCAAACTGCGTATCTCCTTGGCCTTCAACCACACCCTTCAACCGTGCATACACGACTTCAGGGTTATTGAAAAATTTAGCTAACTCAATCAACTCTGCCGAGCGTTCTTTCGCTTCACCGGCAGGAACCAACCTAGCCATCAGCTTTTCAGCAAATGGGCGGACAGTTTCAAAATCCCCTTCAGGAACCGGGATAAGATAAACCACATCCTTGTCACTGCTGGCAAGTTCATACTCCTTCAACAGCTTCGCAAGCTCAGGGTCAACTTCTTTCTTTTCCAGCTTCGCGGCTTTCAGTCTCGCCGCGTTGGCTTTAGCCAGTTTAACGCTTTCTTCCAGCACCTTGTCTCCCTTAGCCAACAGCTTTTCCCCTCCTGGCGTCACGTCCATAAAAATGGACCGCAAAGCATTCCGCACACTTTGCTCAGCCAAACCGTCAACCAGTTTAGTGTCTCCAGTAAGAAAAAACTCTTCCGCAGCCTTCAGCACCTCTGGTGTCCACTTGGCTTTGCCAGCAGGAGACATCTTAGCCATACGTTCTTCAAGAATCTTCATCCCCGGAGAAAGCACAGGCTCAACGGGTGCAACAGGTTCCTGCACCACTTGTGCAGCTTGCTCTCGCAGCAGTTTAGCCTCCTCAGCCTTAGCTACAAAAGCTCTAAGCTGATTGTCCAGATTCATCCTCGCGGTGGCCAGCTCTTCCGGTGTAATATCCAATCGACGGACCTCAGCCTTGGCTTGCTCCACCTTTTGTTCTTCCACCTTCAAATCCTCTTCCACCTTAACCGCCTGAGCAAGTTTAGCAGTCTGCTGAAGCTTTGAATCAGTTTCCACAAACTCTTTTGCAGTTTCCTCAAGCGGCTTCAAGCCCTCTTCAAGAACCACACGCTCAGTTTGCCCTTCCATCTCAGCTTCCTTAGCTCGCTGCTTTCCTTCCTTCACCTTAGGCATAGCACCTTTAGCAAGGCTCACAGCAACAGCCAAGTCCACTCGTTTGTCAAAATCCAAATCCGTCCGCTTGCCAGAGTAAAAGTCCAAAAACTCCTGAAACAGCGGAGTGTTAAGCGGTTGTTCTCCAGCTTGAAACCGATGAATATCCCGCACAAGGTCAATCCCTTCAGTGCTAAGCAAGCTATCCTTCAACGCTGTGTGATAATCCCGCTCAGCCACAGGTTTAGCCAAGAACTCATCCAACCCCAGTTCCTGCACGCTCCGAGTCAACGACTCTTCCATGCTCGCGGGCTTAACCATTGAGCTAACAACGTTAGAGTATTTCCGCTTAACCACCGCCCGCTGATCTTTAAACCCATCAACAAGCTCCTGAGCCCTGGCAGGTAGATTCTTAGCCTCCAGCACCTTATCCAGCCCAACAATCTCCTTACCAAAAGCTCCACCCTGGGTAATTCTGAATGCCCCATTAGTAGCTTGGTTGAAGAGCGGATCAGATTCAAGATAGTTGTTCCAGCGAGAAACAAAATCCTTTGTGACCAACTCTTGCCCCGTGGTGCGCTCCATTTGAGCTGCGCGGAGCTTTTCAGCGTTAAGCTCAATGTTGGTAATATCAAGACCATAACGGCGCTTAAGGGACTCGATCTGCGCGGGATCTTCCATGTCTTTAAACATAGCAGCCGCGCGAACGGAGCGTTCTTCGCCGGGAGTAAGATAAACAGGCTGTGGCGCTGGAGTTTGAAACTCCGTCTCACCGAGTTGACGCGTGCGGGCACTTTGTGCCATATCCACCACAGCAAACGGCACATTTGAGATCAAGTTAGCAAACAAATAATCTCGATTAAACACCGCGTCCTTGCCTTGCTGGGCAATGTCAAGAGCAGTGAAGCCAACGTTTGCAGCCGCTTCACCACCAACATAACCAAGCAGTTTATCCAACGGGCGGTCAAGCATCGTGCGGGATGCTGTGGTGCCAGCAATGGTGGCGTCAGACATCGTTTGTCCAAGGACAGCTTTTTCACCTTCTGTCAAAGCCTGGCCGGTGAGCTTTGTGCCACCAGTAAATCCAAGCCTCTGCATCACTGGTGACCTTGCCGCAAAATTCAGCGCCGCACGGGAGCCGACTTCAGACAGCTTGCCACCAACATACGGCGCGGCTCCACCAATAATTGCATCCAGCGGGCGGCCAGTTTCTTCAAACGCACTAGCGGCACTCAACGCACTTGTGCCAGCCAAACCAGCAAGCGGGACAAGGCTGCTCCCGCCTGTAAACGGTGCAGCCACTGCAGCCGCAGCCATTGGGAGAAAGTCCACCGCCATTCGAGGCAACTTCTTTCCAACAGCCCGCGAGCTTTCCGGAGTAATTCCAAACAAATCTCCAATCCGTCCAACCGCCGCACTAGTCCATTCGTCCACCGGGCCACTTTCTACAAGATTAGAAAGATCCGCCGAGCGGGAACGAAAGAAGTTCCCCACAGTCGAGCTCTGGGCTACATTGCGGTAACTCGGATCACCAGTGACTTGAAACCCGCGCTGTGCAAACGTGGAAAGAGACTCATCCGGTTGAATGAGTCCCTTAGCCTGTGCGTCGTTGTATTTGTTGTAGATTTCTTGGAAGGAGGGCATAGGAATTATTTATACATCTGCATAAACGAGCGAAGAGCGTCAAGATACGTGTTAGTGGTAGGATAATACGCGTCATGTGGAAACGCAGGAACCTGCTGGCGAAGATAGTCGTAGTCATTCCCCGGAAACAGGTCTTCCAAGCGGAAGTTCATATTTGCTTTTTCTTGAAGCACATCACGAATCCTTGCCTGCTCAGGTGAAGCCTGCATTGGGCCGCTCATCTGATTAGAGTTAAAAAACCTATTTCGTGCCTGCTCACTAGCCGCCCCCGGAGTATCATTTGGCAACGGTTGTGGAGGCCGCGTCATAGCCATCCCCGCCGACTTAAACTCCGGCATCTGACCAAACAGTTCTCCGCCCGGTGCTCCTTGAGGCATCTGTGGTTCAACCGGGCCACGAGATGCCACACCGGACGGAGAAGGCTGTTTGGCCCCACCACCAAAAATTTGATCCATTCCACTAGGACGACTAAGTGCAGTCTGGCCCGCCTGCCGCAAACCCGCATTCAATCGCGCACGTTCAACATCCGTTCCCTGGCCTTTGTTAAACAACCCCTGATCCACCTGATCCATTCCCGTCTGCACTGGGCGCGTGGTTCCAATAACCTCACCGCCTTTACCAAAAAGCGTGCGGTATCCGTCTTGGTCACTTACCAAGTTAGGGTTTGGAGAGTTGGATTGAAGCTGTTGCATTGCACGACGCTCAGCAACAGCTGCGGAAGGCATTTGGCGCGCAATGGCGTCGTTTTGTGCTTGGCGGTTAGCAGCTCCACGGAGGTGAGGGTTATCCGCGTAGAGCTTGTCTAAACCTGATGGCTGTGGCTGAGTGATGATGTTGCCCGAAAGGTCTCGGCGCACCATCGAGCGGGTGCCCTGAATGCCGCGGAAGATAGCGTCAATTTCATTACTAGAGCTTTGACTTGATGAATCCATTCGTTCACCACGGTTCTTTTTACGCATCCCGCCGACTTTCTTAGCCTTACGGCCCGAAAGGCTAGTGTCAGTTTGCGGAGGATTCAAGCCTTGAAGTTTCAAAGCGTTAGCGTCACGATTGTTGGAAATTCTATTGGCCATAAAGGGCTTGAGTTTGAGGGTCTACTTGCGGACGTTCAGGCATTTGCAGCCCAAGTTTCTGGTAAATTGCTTGCAGCATTTGCTTTGCGAGTTCTTGCTGATATTGAGCTTCTGGCGGATTGTCCTGCTGCAGCATCATTGCTTGATTCTGGACAGCAGGGAGAAGCTCAGAAATCGCGCCGACCTGGAATTGGTTTTGCCTCTGTTGGGCTTCAGCCATTTGAGCTTTACGCCAAGCGTCTTCAGCACCCAGCTTGCGCTCATCCATAACCATACGCTGGGCAGCCTCTAGCATAGCACGACTTTGTTCAGTTTCAAATTGTTTTTGACGCATTTGTGCCTGCTCGCGGTCCCAGGACAGCCCCGTGTTGAACTGTTGTTGTTGCATCTTCCGCTGCTGACGTCCCTGCCTGCGGTCCATGCGCATACCTTGCCGGGCGATGTCGAGCCTCTGTTGACCTTGGTCAATATCCGCCCGTTGCCCTTGTCGTTGTGTCGCAAGCTGCAAAATCTGCATAGCCTGCGAAATTGGATCAATCTGTTGTTTCATAGATCATCTAAATGAATGTGTCCTTCGGTTGAATCTTTATCCGTTTGAACGAGTTTAGCCAACGCTTCATTGGCTTCCTTGATCGGTGGAGGCAAATTGCCCTCCGCGCTGACAAACTTCATTGGCAAACGATTTGCCTCAACAAGAGTCTGCCAGACCAAAAACTCTTCCGCATTCTCCGTCCACCAGTCCGTTGTAGCGTCCAAGCTCCAATCCGACCACCAGTAAAACGCATCAGCGACAATAACCTTTGCCGTCTCGCTCTGCGGATAGTAGTAAAAATTAAACCCCTCAGTGACAATGTAGTTTTGTCCCATAAGCGGGTCACGAGCAATTGGCGAAGCCGCATCACCCAAATACCTCTCCGTGGTCCAAAGCGGCGCGTCCATATAATCCTCCCGCGCATACAACTTTGCCACCTGTTCTTGCGTCAACTGTCGCATCACGCGATCAACGCCACCATACGCTCCAGCAGCACTACCACCGCTAACGCGTTCATACCAAGTCTTGACTTTTCTCGCTGTGCCGGTGCCAGAGAACCACGTAGGACTTCTCCAGTCCGCTGCATCATTAGTCACCGAGAAATACCCTCGCCGCCGACAGATGGAAAAATCATGAAATTTCTCCGCGGTCTTTCGCGCATTATTTAGCGCAAGCAACAACAGATTAACTTCAGTTGCACCAGAGCCTTTGACAAACTCCGATACAGGCTTGTGGAGGTATCCAGCTACCACCTCTTTAATTTGTCCAACTGTAGGCATAACGAGGGTATTTCAAATTAGTGATTAAGCGTGACCGCGCACACCAAGGCCTCCAAACGCGCCGTGCTTGACCTTTGAGCGGTCATAATTCGGCGTGCCGCTGGTCCGCTTAGCACTCTCGCGAGCACCGGGTTCCAGCATAGGAGTGTCTTTAACATCTTTGGCAGCACCAGGCTTGCCATCATACGATTGAGTAGGAAGTTTCATTTCAGTTTAAAAATTGTGCCCGTGATTGGAGGCTCACGGGCCGAAGCCTTAAGAATTAATAACCCCAAACCAGCACTTCAAACGTTCCAGTAACGTCCGCAGGATCGTCACGGTTCGCATCAGTTGCCTGCGCGGGATTATAGAAAAACAGCTTAGAACCATCATAGCTAGGGCACGTCGGCAGCGCCAAAGCATCATCAGACTTCTGAGCCATACCAGAACCGAGGATCACTCCAAAGCCCAGTGTTGACGCATCAACCGTGTTAGTGGCACCACCCTGAGAACTCAGCACAAGTGCAAGTTGCTTATACTTAACATTCATCGGAGTAGCAACTGCCACCCAACCACGATTAACCGTCACATTGTCAGCAGTAAGAGCAGCCATATGATTATGCGGTTACGCCAGTGATGCCTTCCAGATACATGTGATTTTCCGGCGCCTTAAGCACCAGACCACCTTCACCAAGGAACTCATCCTTACGGCCATCTTCATCGTTATTCTGACGATTCTTCAACAGCGTAATTTCCGAGTCTTGCAGGTCCTGCCAACCAAGGCAGCCCACATCCAGAATAAACCCACTCGTGCGCAGCGAAGAACGCTGGAACAACGGATGAGATTTCAAATACAACGTTCCCCATGGGCTTTCCCACATGTTGATCGTCATACCATACGACTCTTCCTTCGTCTTGAGCGTAGTCGTCTTAATCGACTTCATCTCAAAATAGCTCTGGAACACGCTGTAAAGCGTAGAACCGCAAACCAGAAGCTTCTCAAAGCTCGAGTCCGAAGTGTCTTCAAAGCAACGGCGCACCAGCCCTTCAAGCTGAGCCATCGTCACCGTTCCATTCACCGCGATCACTCGCTTAGCTTCCTCGGTAGCCCAGGATGACGAAGTAATCGCAGAACCGCCTGGACGATAGCCAGTGGAACCGCCGCCGGATTTCTCATATTCTTTGAGGAACCAGAGAACGCCACCCATAAAGCGCTGCGGAACAGTCTTGCCATTTTGGTTGACCACGTTGCGGACGGCTTTCTCACCGAAGAACGTGGACATTTCAATGGCTTCCGTGAGGCGGAGCGAAGCCTGCTTAACCGCACTGGCGTAGGTGCCAGTTTTGTCAAAACGAACGCCAGCTTTGAGAGCATTGCGGGAGAACGGACCAACCGTTTCGCGGTAGATCTGCGTGTAGTTCTCGACTTCAATCGGGAACTCATAGCCACCCTCACGGGAACGATCACCTTCAGCGGCTGCTTTGCCAATCACCATAATGGCAATCGAGTTAGCATCCGTGTCATTGGAGACAGAAGCAACAGTCTCGTTGGAGGTGACGAGGATGAAGTTCGTGGTTGCGTCAAGAGCCGTAACAGAACCCTTAAGGTCCAAATAAGCACTCGCAGCCGCGTTAGGCACACGCTTAATCCAAACCACGTCATCCACGCGGAACTTGCTCGCATCAGCCACCTTAACACCATAAGTGGTGCCAGCGGTAAAGCTAAAGCCAGCAGCAGCTTCCGAGACGGTCATCGCGCTATTGGTAAACGGTCCTGCCCCACCACCACCAAGGGTGCCAGCGGTTGCAGTTGTAGACTCTGCGTGAGCGTGTCGCTGTTCAAACCAAGAGAATTTAGGTTTGTCAGTTTCTTCGCTGTCCATCAGAGACAGAAGATAAGTAAGAATCGCTTTGCCTTGTGGATACTTCCAGAAGATCGAGCGAATGGCCTTTTCAGAGTAACGAGACTCCAAGTCAGCCGAAGACATTAGTCCAAGCATTTTGTTGTGTTGTGTTTGTTGTTAACCGAGGTGATCGAGGAATGAAGCTGCACCAGTCTTGCCCTGCGTTGCCCCGCCACCTCCTGAACCTGAGCGCCGCATACCAAAACTGCCCGCCTGGCGTTGCTGGTTTTGAGCCGACTTCAAGCGGAAATTCGGATCAATTGTGCGGATCATCTGCTCTGCAACGAGAGCAACCTGTTTTTGTGCCGCACTTTTGGAGTTATTTGGTGGAACATAGCCAGAAGCAGAGAGTTGCTCCAAGGCTTGTCGAACAACCCGTTGTTTTCCCTGCAACGCTGGAAAGCGGGTTTCGACATGTTTCACAAAGTTCTTTGTCTGTTGCTCACGAACAAAAGCTCGCTGAGCCTCAACCTGCTGTTGAATTGGAGACAGAGCATCCTGAAACAAGAGCTGGGAAGATGTTGTGGCAAATTTTGCCGCACCGTCAACCAGAGCTTGAAACTTAGCCACAAGGGCGTCAGGATCAGCCTCAGGGTCACGCAGGAGCTTAATAAACTCCTTGTCCACTTTAAAGCGGTTAAGCTTTGCATCAATCTCCTCAGGGGAGAGTTGTTGCTGTTGACGTTGCGGTGCTCCAGCCATAGCAGCCTTTGTCGCAAGTTCAACAATCTGCTGCTGGGTTAGGCCACCTTTAGTGGACTCGTCAGCATCATCATCGTCGTTATCCTCATGGGACACGTCGTCATTTTCGAGCCCATCTTCGGACTCGCCTTCAAGCGGAAGTTCATCTTCAAGATCGTCTTCCAATTCATTTTCCGGTTGCATTGTGTTCGTTTAGTTTTTGGTTGAGGTCAGTTTCCGTTGAGGAAGCTAGACCGAGAATTCGTTTCAGCTCTTTCACCCCGCCGATCATCCGCTCACGGATAACAAACTGTGCGAGGTCTTGCGGAGCTGAGTCAAGGATGGTTGTTATCGAAGCATCATAAAGTGCCTGAGCTTCGAGGAGAAACCCGTTAAATACTTCATTTTGTTTAAGCTGCTCCAGGGATAGGAGCAACTGGTTGAGTTCCTGGCGGGAGAGCTGGGGTGTTTCCTGGGAGTCCATTTGGAGGGATGGGTGGTTGTGGTGGCAATTCAAAACGATCAAGATTCTTTACGCCACGAAGGGCCTGAATTTCCTTAATCATCGCGACAAGATCAAGGTTTGTTGCAGCCAGCACTTCAGGGTTTGAAGCCAAAATGCCAACAAGTTCTTGCAGTGACTGTGCAATGTAGTTTTTCTCGCTAGAAAGTGTGCCATCATAGGAGAAGTAATCTTCATTTGCCATCAAGACCGTTGGATCTTCAGGGTGGAACAGAACCCAATAAGCCTCAGCGTTCTCACCCACGATCTTCTCAAACGTCTCGAACATCAAATCCTGCCGTGCATTAAGCAACATCTTCCTTCCCTGAGAAGCAAGACCGTCGACCCACACAGTGGCAGCAATCAGCTTCATCCTTGAAGCCGCTCCAGCATTAGCTGCACGGTTTTCCGTCGCAGAACGACGGCCAGACGCAACTTGGCCCATCGAGTTCTCATTGACGCCAGACACAATGTGCATCATCCGCATCAACGTTTCTGCATCCTGCATGTGTGTAACCGTTGGATCGACGGTCTTTAGTTGCTGGATAAACGCACCAACACCTTGGTTGTAAGGGGCATTTTTCTTCAACCGAACATACTTTGACCCAGCCGTGAGATCCGAGACCTCAATAAACGACGGGTCCACCACATACCGCCCTTCAACATTCTGCCTCACCGCTGCCACGCGGGCATTCAGCAACCACGTCACAACCTCTTGCAGCGGATCAATCAACATCGAGAGCGAATCACACAGCTCCGTGTGCTGGTCTGGTGACATCGTAAGAATGTCATAAGTGAACTCGTTGTGAGGTGCATTCAACGGCCTTGCCGAAACAATACGCTGGTCATTCGCAATGCCAAAGACCCAAATTTCTTCCTCCTCGCTCTCAGAAAGCTCATAATCCTTCGGCGTGACCTTAGCCTGCACCGTAAGAATACAAACCATATAATCATCCGTGCGGGCACCCTTGCGCTGCGCTTGCGGATCAACATCCTTCAAGCGAGTGCCACCCTTGCGGCTCGTCCACGCCTTGGCCTCAAATGGAGTGATATGCTCTGTGCCGAAAACCTCCCCATTCCGCTCCATCGCGCGGAGCTCTTGGAAATGAAACTGTGTCTCATCAGCGACAAACCGCCCGCGCTTCCAATTGGCCAACGGCTGGCGGGTGTCATAAAAGAAATAATAAGGCGAAATCACTTCCACCTCATTCCCGTCAAACGTAATGACTTCATCAACGGTCTCCTCCGGCTCACCCATCGGCAGCGCCATCCCGCTCATCAGATCAAACGGCACCTCAATCGACTCCACCTTCCGCTTAACCTCCCGGCTTTCAAACCGCCAGGACGTCTTCATCACTCCAATATTAAACCGCGCCATATCCAACAGCGCCTGCACTAACTTTGAGTGATAATTGGTATTCCGCACTTCCCGATCAATAATCGCTTGGCAAGCGGTGAGGGCTTCACCGTAGTCCTCCGGGCCGGTGGGAATGAGTTCGAAGATGGATTCCTTTTGGGTGTAAGCGAGGAAGAGGAAGGTGACAAGCGTGTTGACCTGGGCGTAAGACAAGGGAACGGTCATCTTTTCGGGCTCCCGCTTGTTGCGAGCTCGGATGTCGTTGGCGTCGGGTGAGCGGACGGAGCGATAAGTGTCAAGTGCCTTGTCCCAGGAGTCGTAGTGCTCCGCCATCACGCCACGGGAGCGGTTCACGTTCTTCACAAGAAACGTGCAGAGCTCATCCAGCTTTTCGTCTGGAATTTCAGCCTTTAGGCGGGATGTGAGGTCTTTGGGTTTCATTGAAACTGTTCGTAGAAATCAAATCCTGGGCGAAAGCGGTTTTTATTCGCCGCGTCAAGCATATCTTCATACTGAGGCATAAACTGCTCTCGCGCTCTTTCTTTTGCATACTCAGGAAAGAGCAACGTGGCTAACCGCTCTAAAACTTCATAGGATGGGCCAGCTGAATTGAGATATGTGTTTTCTGGCAAATTACGCTCCTGGAGCAAAGGGTTCCATTCACCTGACCAAGACTGCCCTGCCGATTCTGCGTTGACCGCTGTATTACGATGGCCTCCACCCATGATCGGATCTTGCATGAAGGTAAGCGCATTATCTGTATTGAACAGCTTAGCTAAGCGCTCTACGAGGTAAGAATTGTCCTGCACTGATTGCAAAGCCTGTTGCTGATTCGAGCCTTTATCCGCATACATCTGGTTTGTTGCGGGCAAAGTAGAAAATTCTCCACCTCCATTATAGAGGAAAAACGGCGGCGGTTTAGCCAGTAATGATGTATCAGGCATAAAATTTAAGCAACAAGTTTAGTCAATGAACTCGATCCAAGCGGGCTAAGGTCAAGCCAGTTGTCTTGATACCTCATTGCCTCTTGCTTTAGTTCTTCGCGCTTGAAGTCAACCCATTCAAGGCCAACAACGCACGCGCGGTAGAAACATTCCATCATGTGGTCATCTTTGTCAACTGGTTTTTCCTTGTCCTTATCCCAACAGTAGGTGTAGAATTCTCGGAGCGTTTCGCTGCAAGACGAGCAAAAATACACGTTCTCTTTCCGAGCCAGTTCCTGCTTGGCTTTTTGGATTCCAGTGGACAGTTCTTTCGGCGCGGGAAGAACGTTAAAGCCGTTTTCAATAAACTCATCCGCATAGCACCGCCCATTAACCGGGTTAGGAATAAACGCGATCGGATCAACGCAAACCTGCCAAGGCGTGCGTCCTTTCAACACCCGATGCATCATCGTGCACAAATCCTTAATGTAGCAAGCAGAAAAGATCTCCGCATAACAGAAGCTCTGCCCTGTCGGCGCGGTAGCCCAGAACTGCACCGCATGTGGCGTCCTAGGATGCGGGTCAATAAACACCCGCAGAGTGTAATTCTCCGGCGGTTCATCAAAATCCTTCCACCCAATTGGCAGATCCACATACACATGCTTCTCCTGCTCAAACTCGGGGTAAACCAACCCTTGGGAATTCTTCGGCAACCCGTAAATTCGACTAGCCCGCTCGGATTCAGACAGCTGCTTAGCGAACAAATCCACCTCAGCCTTATCCAGCGTCGGATTGTCATAACTCGTCCCCGTCATAATCCAGCACTCCGGCTTCTTCTCCCAAGAGAACCCATCATCAAACCGGCTCTTCATCATCTTCACCGGCAGAAAGAACTCATTGATCCACTGCTCCGCGATCGGTGTGCACGTAAACCACGAGGAACCCTTCGTGTCCATCAACCCGCGAGAAACTGCATTCCACATCCCTTCTGGAATCGGTTCATCCACATGAATCCAATCCCACTGCGAACTCTCCAGCCCCATCGGATTAGACATGTAAGACCTAACGGTGTCCAGCTCAATCGTGGAAATCGTTCCAAAAATGTTCTTCACCTTAATCACACTAACCTCACCCGCTTGGTTCTTCACAATAGCCTCAATCCGCTCCTTCGGCAACATTGCCATCAGCTTTCCCGTTTCAGGACTCGTGAAGATCTCCCGCGCCTTATCCCAATCCGCAACCAAGATCACACCCTTTGTCGCTCTCCTCGGTATTCCCAGCTGACGCATAGGATCACCTTCAGGGAGCCAAAGGCGCGCGCCGAGAGCGTAGGCACAGTCCTCCGCAGAGCCACAGGTGGATTTGCCAAAGCGGTTTCCAGTGCGCAGGTAGCGGTGCTTGTGACCGGCGGCTGCATGGAAGAGGGCTTGCTTGGCTGAAGGACGGTAGGCATAAATGCCGTAGGTCGAGCGGAGCTGCTTGAGCCTACGGAGTTTGTCTAGTCGCTCTTGGTCGAGAGGGTCGATCATGGGAGGTTATTCGGCAATAGCAGAAAGATGCACGTGGTGTTCTGGGTTGGCAGAGATGTGGGAAACGAAACCGCTCGTGTGAACGAATGGGCGGACGCCCCAAATTTCACCGTTGTGGCGTTTGAGCGGGGTGGTTTGGAATTCGTCAGAAGTGACAACGGAGAGGGTTTGCATGTAGGCGGCAGCGGAGGAAGTGCCAGCGCCAGTGATTGTGAAGGCGGGAACGATGCCAAAGCCGGGGACAAGGTAAGGTTGGCCGGCAACAGAGCTGATTGCCCGCTCGTCGGTTGAGAACTGGTTACGCCACATGCCCATCGCGTAAGCAAGTTCAATAATGCACGCGGGGTGATACCCGTAAGCAAAGCCGGACAAACCAGTGGCGGTTGTTGTGGCATTAGCGTTTGCACCTGTGGTGGACCAGACTCCCGTTGTGCGGTTGAAAACGCTGCACGCTAGTTCGAGAACCGTGGAGCTGACCACCCCGGAGACAAATGATCCAAGCGGAATGTTGGGGACAAACACTGGCATGCCAGGATAAACGCCTGCAGTGGAGCCGACAGTAATTCGATTCTGTGCAGAAGCACTGTTAGTTGCAACAGCGGTAAGTGCAACCGGGCTAAGAACGCTAGGGATCGAGGCCAACTCGCGGCCATTGGCATCTTTAAGTTTGTAAGTAGCAGAAGGCATAAAGGTTTAAATTTCGATTGTTTTAGGAATTTCAGGCGGAGTGACAGTTCCGCGGGTGTAGTAGAACCCGCCATCCCGCTCAGTGACTTCGAGAAACCGCGGGTGTGTCACCCAAGTCAGCATGTTGGTTTTGGGGAAAACAGAGGGCAGTTTCCAGTTCTGGACAATTGGCTTAGTGCCAAACCCGCGAACGAGTTCTAGTTCTACCGTCAGCTCCGGCACTTCAATTTCCGGATGAAGCGCAAGAATGCTCTGTGTCATCCCAAGGAAGTTATAATAAACCGGCATCGGGCGTGGCTCCGTGGCATACATGCTGGGAATGTAAGTGGGGGAGAAGAACTTCTCAACCAATACTTCCGTGTTATAGTTGCCGCCCTTAATGAGCTTGTAGCGGTCAAAATAACGCTCTGTGGTTGCGGTGTTAGAAGTCGCGCCGCCACTGTTGGAACCCACCTCGCTCGTGAGCACTTCACCCTTAACTCCGTAAAGTGACAGCAAAACATCTGGCCAATCAACAACCCGCCAAACGCGTGAGGGTTCCTTCACCTGCTCAAGTTGCTGGTCCTCAGTCTTAGGCGCGAGGAACAAAAACCGCATCGAGTCCCCAGCTTTAGGTAGCTGCTCGCGGTAGAGGTAAGAGCCATAGCCGTTAGTGATTGCGTCACCCTTGGGCACATCCTCGGTGGACATAAAGTTCTCCAGCGTGGTGTTCTCAACCAGGCTAGTGGAGGCTTTGAAGAACGAATCCTTAACCCACAGAATCAACCCGCGGTCATTCACCGTTCCTTCAATCGGAAACACATCATAATGCACCCTACTGTTTGCTGCGCTCATTTCTTCCAGTGACCGGCCCCTCCAAGCCTAACAGCAGCCCAACGCACCCAGGCACGAGCAGGGTTCACATTTTTCAACCGGAGCAACTCGTGATAGACCGCATCCGCTTGTCGGCGGGTGATGGGCGTGAATTTCTGCGGAGAAAAATACCCATTGTTCTTATAAAGATAATCATGCACACAAGCAGCCCGCTTGCTCTCCCCGCGAGGACGAGCCAGCGAAAACAACACCGTTGGAATGCTCTCCTCAAACTCGAACCCCGCAGGAACTTCCACCACATCATCAAGCACACGGGAGTAAACCCTCAGCGGCTCCAGCAAGCGGAGCTTCTGCGTGGTCGAGCCTTCAGAGATATCCTCAAAACGAGGGTTAGTTAGAAATTCTGCGGGGTCCATAATCGTTAAAGCATTTCTGCAGCACCAGTGCCGGAAGTAATTGTGATAGCCTTAAATCGCATAGGCCTATACAGCCCAGCGGGAAGTGTCACGCCAACAATATCCTGATCACCTGTGTAGTCATCAGAAAAAGTGATCGAAGCAATCACCAAATCAGTCCACACCTGCAGCCCAAAATATTGCTGCTCACCTGCTGTGATCTCATGAGTGGAATCCACAAAAGTAAACCCCTTATCCGAATGGTCACGAATTTGTCGAATCATACAAGAAAGAAAAGTTGCCCTCGGTCAGCTGGAATGACCGAGAGCGTTTGGGTTAGGCCTTAACGGCTTTGATGACAGCGAAGTTGATGATGATTGCGCCGGTTTCGGCGGTGCCAGCGGCGGCGTTGTTGTTGGAGACTTTGATGACAAAAGAGCCATTAGCAACCGTGACGACAGCGACAGCTGTGTTGCCACCATTAGTGCCAGACTGTATGCAAACGTCAACAACATCGTTGCGCTCAACAAGGGTATTAGTAACGGTAAAGTTAGCTGAAGCCTCGGCGGCAAGGGAGGCGGTGTGGGTGGTGATCTCACCGCTAAGAGCTGTGATGGTTACTCCCGTCGTGCGGTTGGTTTCCTGCGTGACAGAGGCACCGCCAGAAGCGTAGCCAATGACGTTGGAGCGGCTACCCGCGTCAGAGATGATGGATTGCTGAGGGACGAGTTCAGAGCGTTGATAGTCAAGAGCCATAGATGTGTTTGTTAGGATTTGGTTTCAGTTAGTTTGAGGTCTTCTTCAAGACGTTTGATTTCGGCAGCTGGATCTTCGGAAAGGGCACCGTTGGTGTGGTGCACAAAGTTTGTGGGTTTACCACGGAATCGGTCAAGCAAGTCCTGGGCGGCCTTCAAGCGGACTTGATCAGAAGTTGAGTTATGCATCAGGTCCGTTTCGATCATCACCGCCTCAACCGCAGCTGTGCGGAGCATGGAGGTAATGTCGCCGGAGAACTCGTTGTGGATGATTGTGGCGACGAGGGACTGGAAAAATGGCTGCTTGGTCCAAGAGCGAACCGTGGCCTCGGCGACATCAAGGTGGTCAGCCACCGCGCGAATCTTCGCCCCAGAGGCGATCATATAAGCCGCCGTGCGGTGAATGGCTTTTTCCTTCTGAATCGTCACCGTGGGTTCCTTCGCCCCGTGAAAGCGGAGGGACGGCGGCGCGGTTGTGGGTGGCTCCGGGTCTGGCTCACCGGGGAGGTCAATAACCACACCCCGCCCATTGGTCAGGCTGGCGGACCCAGAATCCGGGAGGAGCGATTGGATGTTGAGGATCATAGGGCT